CGCACTGACTTAATATCGTTAGTGGCTCTACAGACTAATGCTATCAAGTCTTTATACAGTGCTGAAGAAGCCTTCTACTTGCTTACGTTACCTAACAGCAACACGGTGTACTGTTTTGACATGAGGCAGTCTTTGCCTGATGGCTCTAATCGCGTTACTACTTGGTCTGGCTTAGATCCTTTATCTCTTGCTTTATTAGAAGATGGTAATATATACATAGGGCTTGAATCAGGTGTTGTTAAATACAACGGTTACTTAGATGGTACTGCTCAGTATCAGATGCGTTACTTCAGTAACCCGCTAGACTTTGGCAACACTTCTAATCTAAAGTTTTTAAAGAAGTTTAATGTTACTATTATTGGCGGTCAGTCAACAGAGGCTATTCTTAACTGGGGCTATGACTACACTTCTAACTACACTAAGCAAGCCTTAGTCTTTACTTCTTCAGCGGGCGTATCAGAGTATGGTATAGCTGAATACAACATTGCTCAGTACGCAGCCAGCAGTACTATTAACACACCTAAGATAAATACTACAGGTAGTGGTGAGGTAGTTACTATTGGTATCGAGTCTGAGATTAACGGCTCATCCTTTTCTATTCAAAAAATTGACATACACGCTCTATTAGGGAGACTTATCTAATGTCCAACTACACAAAGACAACTAACTTTGCAGCAAAAGATGCTCTCTCTTCTGGCGATCCTAACAAGATAGTTAAAGGTACAGAGATTGACACTGAATATAATAACATTGCGACAGCAGTGGCTACTAAAGCTAACTCTGCTAGTCCTACTTTTACTGGTACTGCTACAGCCGCTACCATAAACGTCACAGGCACACTGACGGCTGATACAATTACTGGAGGATCGTACTAATGGCTATTCTGCCTAAACAGATTAGAACCACAATGCCCGGACAAACCCAAGTTCCAAGGATGTTTGCTGGTGGCTCACCTGCGCGTATTAACGACCCTTTGGAAGCAATCCGCTACGCACAAGCACAACCTATGCAGTCTACAGGCTTTGACACTACACTGCCTACACAAGCTCCTGTAGGGTCTACTGTGTTTAATCCGGTAGCTCCTGCTGCTGGTTCTGCACCGTCAAGTGGTAACGTAGGCGCTGTCACTGGAGGCGCTGTGTTAGGAGGACTGCTTACTGGAAACGTAGGTAATGCTTTACGCGGTGCAGGTGAGTACTACTTAGGACAAGAAGGTGTTGAAGGTGCTTATCAAACAGGCGTTACTGGTTTAGAAATGGCACAACAGTTAGGCCAACAGGCTGCGGAAGCTGCTCAGTTTAAACCCTACACTGTCACTAGCAATCTAGCGCGTGTAGGTACAGACCCCTCTGGTGGCTTTACTACACAACTAAGCCCAGAGCAACAGGCTTTACAGAATCAAATTATGGGACAAGCTGGTGGATTTTTCAATCAACTACAGGCTGACCCTGCTGCTGTACAGGCTGGCATCTATGAAGATATTAGAGCCACACAACGTCCTGAAGAGGAACGTCAGCGTCTAGCATTGGAAGAGCGTATGCTGTCACAAGGTCGTTTAGGACTGTCCTCTGCTGCCTATGGCGGTGCTTCTCCTGAGCTACTGGCTATGGAGACTGCACGACAGGAGGCTATGGCACGGGCTAACGTAGGTGCTAGACAGCAGGCATTAGCAGAGCAAGCACAGACTGCATCACTTGCTGGTGGACTGTTAGGTACTGGTTACATGCCACAGCAGCAAGCACTGTCGTTGCTAGAGGCTAGTCAGATTCCTGCTGGTATGCAACAAGCGGGTCAGCTATCTGGTGTAGAACTACAGTCTCAACTTGGAGGCCGTGGTATTGAGTCCTATATGCAAGGTGCTGACTTAGCTAATCGTTTACAGCTACAACAACAGCAAGGTCTTATGTCTACTGTATTAGGCGAACAACCTACAGTGCAAGAGCAGTTAATTAACAGAATTATTGGTGGGCAAAACGCTGCTCCATTAACAGGCAGCGGCGGTTGGTTTGGCTCTATTTTAGATTACTTTAATAAAGACGACCCTTATACTTTAGGCTCTGGGGTGGCTGTTAATGCTGCGGGTGAAGGATATAATCCTGTAGATTTGACATGGTTGGATGCTCAAGAAAACTTACCAAACATGTTTGCAAACTAAGGAGAACAACAATGGCTAGACAAGATATTGCAGGACTCCTTACGGGAATCTCAAGTGGTGGTATTGATCCAGTGACTGCGGGTAACGCAGAGCAACAGCGATTAGCCTTTGGCGCACAACGCGCACAAGGTATGCAGCGTAACTTGCGTAGTGCTATGGGACAAGACCCGCGTACTCCTGCTGAAAAACTACAGATGGCTATGGCTAGTTTAGACTTAAGCAAGCCAGAGGACTTACGCAAACTGGCGGGTATACAACAGGCTACTGGTGATTTGACTGGTGCTGCTAAGACTGCTGCGGCTGTGCGTGAGTTAGAACTTGAAGGGAATACAAGAACTGCGGTAGCAGAGCAGTTAGCTAGTCTGGGGCAAACAACGGAAGCTCAACAAGTGTTAGACAGAACTTTGTCTACTGCTGCGGGTCAAGCTATAGTTACTCAAATAAAAGGAGAACAGCGAAGAGGAGCAGCAAGCGCTGCTCAAGCCGCTGCTAAATCTAAAAGAGAAACACTTGAAAAACGAAATGCTGCTTCTCAGCTATTAATTCTTAAAGGTTTTCCACAGGATAGTGAAGAAGTACGACAAATACAAGATGGAGTTTTTGATGGGTTTTCTGACTCTCAACTTACAAGCGCTCTAAACTCTCTTGCTCTTTATTCTAATCCTAAAATAACTTCAGATGCTTTGACTGCTTATAATGTAGAAGGACAAGGAGTTAAAATGGTAGGCAAGTGGTCTATAGAAACACCGCAGGGAGTTAAACAAGTATTTGGATATAGAGATGAAAACGGAATACCTACTCCTATAGACCCTGAAACAAGTACAAAAGTTAAAGAACTTGAAGGCATAAGTTCTAGCAATACAAGAGTAAAAAATATAATGATTCAACTAGCTACTGCGGGTCAGCTAGGTGCTAGGGACAAGAAAGGCGAACTTATTGAAGGTTTTGTTACAGACGCTAACGAGGCTTGGACGAGCTTACCTCCTGAAAAACAATTAGAAGTAGCTACAGCTATTGATGTTAGAGCAGAGTTTTACCGTAAACGAAAACAAATGAATCAGCTACAGGCTCAAAGAACAGCCATTAAAGAAATCTTTACAGACAATGTAGAAGAACTAGGATTGTTTGATTTTAACGACACTGTTTTAAATTTAGGTAAGTTTGAAACAGAAATAGCAAAAGAGTTTATTGATCCGTCTGCCGCTGGCGGACTAACAGGAACATTTAAAGGCACAACAAACAGCGGAATAGACACAGAATTTTCTGTTAAAAAAGATAAAGGCTAACCTTAATGATTGAAGCAAAAGCTAATGGCATGGTGTTTACTTTTCCAACTGATACTTCTCAAGAAGTTATGTTGGAAATGATAGATGCTTACTTTGGTAAAGAAGCCCCTGAAACACAAGAGCAACGAGCCGCTAGGGGTATCTCTGATTACTCTTCTCCTTTGTCTGACGAGCGTCTTCAAAAAGAAAGAGACATTGTTAGTCCTGAAGGTAAGCCTTGGTATGCTCAACCTTCCGCGCAAGTTCAATCAGCTAAAGCGGTAGGTGACTTCTTTAGATACTTAGGTATTGGTGAAGGTGCTGAAACTAAAAGTGTAGAAGGTGTAGGTAAAATCACAAGACTAGACGAGCTAGGTTATCAACGGGACTTAGGTCTTAACGTAGCGCGTAAAGCCTCTATGTATCTTGAGGCCGCGTTTCCTTCTGGAAAAGTAAGTAAAGATGAACGAGGGTTTACTGTTTTTGAAACCCCTGAAGATAGGTATGGAAAAGAAGTATTGCAACTGCCTTTTCAAGAAAGACTAAAGTTCATGCAAGAGGACAGAATCAACGCAGCCAGAGAACAAAACGAAATGACTGCCGCTGTTCTTGATATAGCAGGAGAAGATCAAGAGATGGCTGTAGCAGGCAGAGGACTAACGGCTGTTCTTGATCCTGCTCTTATACCTACAGTTGCTCTAAGCATGGGAGGCATTGTGCCTACTCTACTAGCAGGCGGGGGCTATGCTCTTAGTGATGAAGGGACTAGACAGCTTTTAAAAAACGAAGCAGACATAGACAGGTTAGCCCAGTCTGCTGTTTATGGTACAGCTTTTGCAGCAGGCACTGCTCCTATTAGAACAGCAGGTCTTCTTTATAAAGGAGGTGTACGTTTGCCTGCAAAAGCAGCAGAAGCTGGAGGAAAGAAGTTAGTTAATGTAGTACAGAACACAAGGGCTACTCAAGGTAGCACTGCTACTGCTAATAGTATTGTAAATAAGTTAGAAGAAAAAACAGCTTATCATTTAATGACTACTAAATTAGCAGACGGTAATCCTGTAACTAACAAACAAGCTATGTTATTAGCTCAAAAAGATTTAAGCCTGACTCCTAAAAAATTAGTAGATGTTTTTAAATATGCTTCTAAAAAACCTGCTTATATTACCAGAGAAAACGCAGCTAAAATTATGGCTGCTAAAGAATCTCCTGTTGCAGCAACAAGCGCCATAGGTAGAACGTGGGATAAGATAGGCGCACCCATGGTTACTGCTGTAAGAAACATTGATGAAGGTATAGGTGCTTCTTTAAGAAAGATGGACATGACGCATCATATTGATTTAGCGAATAGCATGAGGCAAGCTACTCCTTATTTAAAACAAATGATGTCTGCTTCTAAATCCAGAGATCCTTTGTTAAAAGCCCAGTATACTAAATTAGAAAACGCTTTGAACGACAGCAAGTTTACCCTTGCCAATTCAATAATGAAACAGCACTTCCCTGATCTAATAGAACCGTTTAAAGAAAGCCGTAAGGTGTTAAACTCTTTATATGCTAGAGCAAAAGACGCAGGAATTAAAATAAGCTATCTTAAAAACCATAACCCTCGCGTAGTTAAAGACTTAGAAGGGCTTAGGGCTGCGGCAGGTATTAAGCAAGCTAACGCTATTGATGATGCTCTAAATGCAGAGGCCACAAAGAAAGGTCTTGGTAGTTGGACTGAGCTTGATGAAGTCACAGCGTCTGAAGTAATTAGTAATGTCATACGCTTTGGAGGGAAAGGACAGCCCAAGACTTTAGAGGCAGGAAGAAAGTTTAATACGATCCCAGATCACTTGCGTCCTTTTTACCATGACACATCAACTGCTTTACAATTGTATATTAACAGGGCTGAACGAGAGATAGCAAGACACAAGTTCTTTGGCGCTAGTGGTGTTAAAGACATGGAAGGCAACATAAACTTAGATGGGTCAATTGCTAAAGTTCTTGCAGATACTATGAAGAAAAAAGATTTAACGGCTAGACAGTTAGATGATTTAACTTTGTTACTAAGAGCAAGATTTAATGCAGACAATAATGCAATGGGTAAAACCTTTGCTACAGTTAGGGACTTACAGTACGCTGCTTTGTTGGGTCAGTTTGACGCAGCCTTGATTCAGTTAGGAGATGTAGGCTCTTCTCTTTACATAAATGGTGTAGCTAACACAGCTAAGGCTCTTACCAGTAAAGGAAAAAAAGGTTTAACTGTTGATGATTTTGGGTTAGTCAATAAAGTGTCTGCTGAAATGTCTAACCTAGATGGAGTAGCGAGGATACTTGATGGGGCTTTAACTTACTCAGGCTTTAAAGCTATTGATAAATTCGGTAAGTCTACTTTTTTAAAAGCTGCTTGGATCAAGAACACTAAGTTAGCACAGTCAAACCCTCAAGCTATTGCAGATAAATATAAGAACGTGTTTGAAGGAGAGATAGGGGATTTGATTGCTGACCTACAAGCTAAAAGAGTAACAGACAATACTAAACTTTTATTGTGGAATGAGTTAGCAGATGTACAGCCTATTGCTCTGTCTGAAATGCCAGCAGCTTACTTGAACATGAAGAATGGTAGAATACTTTACTCTTTAAAATCTTTTGGTCTGAAGCAGCTTGACTTAGTGCGTAGAAATATTGTTATGAAAGCTCAGAGAGGGCAGGTTGCAGAGGCTTTTGAAGAGGCGTTAAAGTATGGCGCTATCATGGGTATCTCAGGAGGCAGCGTAGAAAACGCAAGGAGCTTTATCCGTGGTGGGCCAGACGCTACTACCTCTATGGATGACGCGTCCTTTGAGGCACTGTCTAAGATTTTCTTTATGAGCAAGTATACAAAAGAAAAGTTTTTGCAAGAAGGTCAGTACGGTTCCTACGCTATGAACTTGATTCAGCCAGCAGCCCCCAGTGTTTTAGATACGATAGGTAAATCCTTTGACTCTGTTGTGTTTGACCAAGAGGTTGACTTTGATGCGTTCAATAGAACAATGAAAAACATTCCTGTTGCAGGGTCTGCTTACTACTACGGTGTGGGTGGAGGCGCTGAGAAATTAGTTGAAAGAATAGAGGATGAAAAAGAATGAGCCTTGCTGAAACCTTTTCTAACAGACAAAAATCTTTTAGTGACATATTGAATCGCAGAGATTTAATTAAAAGTCTTCCACCACAGTTAACAACCCCTGAAAACTTGGCCCGTCTTAATGCTACCCTTCCTCCCGAAGAAAGGATCATAGACGCTAACTTAGGTGAGGTTGCGTTGTCGGGCGTAGGTCAAGCAGCAGGCATGTTGGGAGACATTGTAGGAGAAACAGCCGCGTTTTTAACTCCTGATTTTTTAGGTATTGGTGAGAACGTAGCTAAAGCAACTGAAGCTGTAATGTCTACTGCTCCCGCACAAGCAGCAACAGAGTTAGTATTAGATTTTTCTGAGAATAATCCGCGTACTTGGGAGAACGTAGCCAACGCGTTTAACACAGCAACAGCAGGTTTTGGAGGTGCTGTAGTTAAAGCAGGCGCAACAGCCAACAAAGGAGCTTGGGCTGCGGGGGTTGAAAACTATATTGATAATTTTTATGGTAATGATAAAAAGGACGTAGACCCTACAGAGTTAGAAAAAACTTTAGGCTCTATTGCTGTAGCATATAAAGACCAGAAGATGTCAGACAAGAATGTAGCAATGGCTGGTAAAAAAGCAACAGGCTTAATGAAGTGGGGTCAAGGAGGAGCAGCAGCAGCTATTGATAGTCTTTTAAATCCTTACTCAAGAGGTTTATACAGTCAGACAGGCATTAGCCGCAAGGCTCAAAAAGCTGTAGACGATTTAATATTTAAAAACAAAGGCAACCCTACAAAAAGAGATATAGATAAAGCTGTTGCTCAAGTAACATACAATAGACATATCCTTGAACAATCAGGACGCAAAGGAGAAATAGGCAACCCTTTGTTTGAGATAGAAGACTACGCAAATATTCAAGGATATAAGCCAGACACTTTAGAAACTTTTATAAGCGGAGCAAAAGCTACTAAAACTAATACTTTAGATGGTAAAAAAATCTCTACACCAAAAGCTGTGTTAGTTACAGCTTATGATAAGATTAATAAAGCATGGGGAAACACAGCAGACCCTAAAAGAAAAATTGTATTTAAAGAACCTAGCGGTGGTAGTTCAGGCGATCACCTTAAAGACATAGCTTACAAACACCCAGCTAACAAAGCAATTAGAAAAGTTATCGCAGAACATAAAGGAACTTTAACTGTTGAAGAAATGTGGCGCAAACTAAAAGACTTGTCAGATAAAAGCCAAGGTACTAAAAATGCTTTTCAAATAACTCAGACATTAAAGGAAGTGAAAAAGGAAGGTCTGTGGGTACAGTCTGGAATGAAGGGAACAGCGGTTGTTGAAGGAGGAGTTAATGGTTTAATGAAAGTATTGCCTAATGGAAGAGCAATAGCTTTCATGTCTGACAAGCATGACTTTTTAGAGAAACTTCCTTTTGTTGGAAAGGTTCTTGAAAAAGCGTTACCTAATCAACTGATGGCTGTGTCAGGCCCAATGCACTTAGACATAATGGGAACAAAATGGGCAGAAGATTCTTTAAAAAAAGCAGGGAAAACTGTTGAATCTCGAATGAAAAGCAAGACAGTAAAAAGAAAAGACAGACCCACTGACATAGAAGTCTTAGAAGATTTTGTTTCAGCTAGGCCCACTGCGGGAGGTCTTATTCGCGGCTTTGATCCTTACACTGGTACAGGGTTAATGTCTGCTACTACTGGTGGACAAGAGGAATAAAAAAGGGGGCATTGCGCCCCCAAGTTGTAACATGTTATATCTAAACTATCTCACATGCGCCACCTACACACGCTAACTCCTGACTCCCTGTCGTGTTGTCTTCCTCCTCAAACTTACCTAAGTCCTCCCAGTCTACACCCTTTGGCATGGCTGCTACTAACTCCTTGAACTTGTCAGCATCTATGTCTTCATACGGAGCTTGTTGATATACATGATCGCTATACGGCAACAAACTAATCCCACTACACAGATCAAAGTTATCCCATATCCACTGTGCTATCTGCAAGAACTCACTGTCTGTATAATACACTGTGATACTTGGTTTATGTTCGCACCAATGGTTCTGGTAGGCTTTCCAAAGTTCTAGCTGCTGCATTGCCCCTACTTCTTTGACAGTCACGGATGTCTCAGGTGACTTCACAGGGAAGCTAAACACTGCTGATGTAGGCGACATAACATCCTGCTCTACTGGGAACCCTGCTCCTTCCATAAAGATTGCAAGCGGGTCTTTCTTATCGCTACGGACTCTGCGAATGTAATGCTTAGAGAAGCGAGGATGGATACCACTAGCAGAATCGACAAGCTGAGATACAGTACCGCTAGGCTTAACGCATGTAATAGCCGCAGACTGATTAATACCAAGTTTCTCAGACCACTTCTTATTAGTGTCAACACATACATCCCGCACTTCCTCTAGCCACTTAGCCAAGTCCTTAGACTCTCCCTTACTCAACAGGTAATGATCCATAATGCCTGTCATGCTGACACCCAGCAGGGCTTCCTCTTCCGTGTTCTTCTTCCAGCAGTTACGCAGGTAGCGGAAGTCTGTCAAGGTAGCCTGTAGTGTACCAATGATAGCCGCGATCTCTGCCTTCTTCTTGAGACTGTCCAGTGTATCATCTTCACGCACTACAATCTCTGACAGGTTGCAGAACTGGTTGCTGCGTAGGATGATCTCAGAGCATGGGTTAGTACCAAAGTCCTGCTCACTGTCACGCCTACCGTTACGCGCTGCAATCTTCTGTGCTGCCACACGGCTAAAGATACCACGCTCACCCGCCTTGCTCTCGTACATGTTCTGCATCTCTGACAGGAATGACTCAAAGTCTGGCTTCTCAGTGTACGCTACGCTGTTGTTAGCAAGCCTACGGTGGCCCTCGTTACGCCACCAGTCTCCTGACTTAGCCTTAGCCATACGCTGATCTGACAGGTTAGACAGGCTAATCAGTGCAGACCTACGCACACCCCCGACCACTACAATGTCAGCAATCTTACACACTACATCATGGCACTCAATGCTGGTCAGCTTGCGTCCTGCTGCCTTCTGGAATATCTCTACGCAGAAGTGGAACAGGTCAACCAAAGGCTCTGGCCCTGACGCACGACCACCAAAGGTCTTGAGTCTAGCTCCTGCTGGACGTACTCTGCTCATGTCCCACTCAGGTATCTTACCAGCGTACAGCATAGCGATAAGCTCACGGAATGCAGAGGCCCAACCAATCTTGCTATCGCTGACCACGATCACACTGTCTGTCTTGTGGAATGTCTCAGCAACTACTGGCAGCTTGGTGATGAAGTTACGTTCAACACTAAAGCCTACACCTGTGCCGCACATCAGTACATACATTAGCTCGTCAAAGCTGCGCGGTGAGTCAATGGCTAGGTAGCTACAGTTGAACCCAGCTACGTTGTCCTTGTCTAACGCATCACCTGCTGTCATCATGCAGCGCATGGATGGCATTACTTCCATGTTGTGTATAGCATTGAATAACTTAAGGGCTACCTTATCGTCTATCTGTCCACGGTCTTTCCAGAAGTTTACATACCTGTTGACTGTCTCGTCCCAACGCTCTCGTCTGCTCTCCTCTGGTAGCCAACGTGCGTACCTGCTCTTGTGTATAAACTGTTGATACTGATCCATCTTATTCTCCGTCATTCTCAAATACTACCATCATAGTTAGTTTGTTTAAGTACCAACCTGCTTTCTGTAAGTCCTCTACCTGCTTACCCTTGTAATCATAACGCCACAGATACTTCATGCAGTTGCCCTTGAGGTATCCTTTGAATGCAA